CCTATATATGAATTGGATAATATAATAAAACTAAATTTTAATATATTAAAACATAATTATGAGTTATTAAACACATTTGGAAAACAAATACAAACTACGGAAGATTATTTTATCAAAAATATAAAAAATGATAATTATAGTTACATTGATATATACAAACAATTAAAGTTAGAATTACCAACCAAAATAATTTAATATGATAAAATTATTGAAGAAATTAACGCAGTTATACAAAAACTACAAATTGAAAAAAGAGTTCAAAAAGAAAATAAAAGAACTTAGAAAGAGAGATCCATTTATCTATAAGAACGTTTAGTATATATTTATACTTATGGAATTATCTAATTTTATTGTCGAAGCCGTTTTAAAAGCAGCAGTTACCGACAAAATTGTAGTATATGGTGGACGTTTTCAACCATTTCACAAAGGACATAAAAAAGTTTATGACTCATTAGTAGCCAAATTTGGTTCTAAGAATGTTTATATTGCAACATCTGATATACAAGATGGTGATAAATCACCATTGTCATTTAGTGATAAGAAAGAAATTGCTACAAAACTATTCGGAATCCCATCTTCAAAGTTTGTAAAAGTAAAACAACCATACCAACCAGTAGAAATACTTAGAGGATATGATGATACAACTACTGCATTAATTGTAGCAGTTGGTGAAAAAGATGATGCTCGTTTAGGTGGAAACTATTTTAAACAATATACAAACGATAAAAATTTAAAAGGATATGCAGTTAATGCATACGTTTATACACAATTACCATCAAATTCATTTGGAGCAACGGATGTAAGAAATATGTTCCGTAATAAAAGAATGGGTGACAAAAGAAAGGAAGCTGAATTTACAAAATTCTTTGGTAAGTTTGATAAAACAATCTATAATAAATTAGATAAAAAATTAAATGAAGGTGTTGACACTGATAATAATATACCTGGTGGTAAAGCAGATAACTTAACGTTAGTCGATATTGCAAAAAAATATGCAGGTGATTACTACGATTATAGAAATGTATTAGAGACAGTAAAGAAACAACTTAAAAATGGTATTAAAATCGAATTAGAACATACTTCTGATGTTAAGTTAGCAGCAGAAATTGCTAAAGACCATATTTCTGAAGATTTACACTATTACGAAAAATTAGATAAAATAGAAAATCCAAAAGAAATAAAAGAAGAAAACCCATTATATCAACCAGATAGTATGGATTTAGAAAATATATTAGATTTTGGAATTGCAGATCCATCAAACGGAACTAAATATACAATTAGACAAGCACTAAAATTACCAAAAACTACATTTGCAAGACAAGAAGCAATGAGATTACTTAGATTATTAGTAGCTAAGAATCATGTAGCCGGTGCAGGACATTTAAGTAAAACATTATTTCCTCCAAACGAAGATGAACCAAAAAATAAACTTAATTTATCATTAGGTATAGCATATGGTGAAAATATAGATTTGGATGAAGCAAGTGCAGCTGGTAGTGGATATGATGAAAAAACATTAGACCAATTAGTAGATAATCCTGAAACCGGTGAGAAAGTAAAAGTTCGTTCAGCATTAAATTACGATAAAAATCATCCTGCTTATAGAGCAGCAATGATGTTGATTAAAAATACACGTCCAAAGGTACAACCAAATAAGAGAGGTGGACAAACATCACCTGCAACTGTAACACATAAACAAGTATCACAACCACCTGAACTTCCTAAAAACAATGCACCAAAGCAACCTTCTAAAATACAACCTGGTGCAGGACAACCTGAACAGCCGGTTCAAAAAAATAGTGTTCCATTAGATAAAGTAAAACAAGATATTCCTAATTTTAGTGTTGGGGATAAATCCGATATAGATAAAATAACACCTGAACAACAGAAAAATGTATCTATGAAAATTGATGATTTAGCAAAAGCAGCAGCTGAAGCTAAAGCAAAGGGTGAAAAGGCACCCAATTTCAATCTATGTGATATTACAATTCCAGGTACAAACTTATATTGTGGTGGTAACAAAGGTATTGAAAGAGCTAAGATGCCACAATTCAAAGGTACACCACAACCAGGTTCTGAAGCAGATAAAATGCAGAAAGATAAGAATGGTGAAGTTGATACGGAAGATATGTTCAAAAAAATGTTACAAGATAAGGGTATTAAAGTATCAGAAGCAACATCAGTTCCAGCAGATCAATTGAAAGCAACTCAAACTGAATTAGTGGGAGCAAAGGTAGCTGGTATGACAAAGGCATTGGAAGCAGATCCTAATCATCCAGGTATAACCGCACCAATTTATGTTAGTTCAGATGGATATGTATTAGATGGACATCATAGATGGGCAGCAGTTACATCACATGAAATAGCAAGTGGTAAGCCGGCAAATATGAATGTTAGAGTGATTGATATGCCAATTGATAAATTAGTGGAATTATCTAATCAGTTTGCACAAGATATTGGAGTACAGGCAAAAGCAGCAGATGCAAACAAAGAAACACCAACTGGATTAGCACCAACATCATCTAAAGAAAAAGATGCAAAAGGAGCTGGTATAGGTAAAGTAACAACAAAGGCAGTTCAAAATCCAGAAATAGTTAAAAGAGCAATTAAATCTAAAATACAAAAATGGAGTGATAAAGAAAAAAAATTCTTTAGAAACGGAGAACATAAACCAAACTCACCAATGAGACGAAGTATTGGTGAAGCGATTAATTCAAAAATAAAATCAATAGTTCCAGCTGTAAAAAGAGAAATGGAACATTTGGGAAGTGAATTTAAAAGTGCAGGTGAAGGTATTGGTAATTTATTTAACGGAAAACCATTAGATGAAAGACATAAAGCAGCATTCAAATCATTAGGTAAGACAGTTGCATTAAGTGCATTGGGTGTTGCAATTGGTGGTGGAATAGGACATGGTGCAAGTGTATTTGTAAAGCATTTAGGTGGTCATATGGCAGAACATTTAGTAGCAGAATTAGTGGCAGGTGGAATTGGTAAAGCAGCTATATTTGCTGGAACTGAAATGGAAGGTGATACCGATAAACACGTTGAATGGTTTATATTACATTTTGCTAAACAAATGAAAGATGGACAAATACCATCCGATGTTTGGGAAATGGCTTTACAAGATTACAATAATGATAAAGAAGATGGTAAAGTTCACGAAGATGATTGGGATAGACCAGAACAACAAAATGAAGTTCTTACTGAAATGAGTACATCTGATATTCATTTTAAGAATGTAATTGAAAAATATAAAAAAGGTAATTACACAATAAGACGAAAAATTACTCACGCTGTATTAGGAAAATATAATGGTTCAATAAACGATATAGCTAAAGAACTTCGTAATATGGGTTATAAAGAAATCACCGATGTTGAAAAAGAAGCAGGTATTGAATTAGCAGAAGATATTAATGTAGATGTAGATAATGGTGATGAAGTTTTAATGGGTAAGTTTAAAAATAAAAGAGTAACCATTAAAAATATAAGTAAAGACCAACATGGAATGCCAACAATCAATGGTAAACAAGCTACTACCTTTAGAAAAGTAGAAGAATCATTGATAATGGAAGGTGGTGCATATGGACATATGAATCATCCATTTGATATTAGAATGAATTTATCGTTTGGAGATTTAAAAAATATTGTTAACAATGCACTAACAGGTAACTTAGGTGTGGTTAGAGAGAAGACTGATGGGCAAGCATTAGCGGTAAGTTGGAAGAATGGTAGATTGATAGCAGCAAGAAATAAAGGACACTTAGCAAACGCTGGAGCGAATGCAATGGATATCAATGGTGTAGCAACTAAGTTTGCTGGTAGAGGTGGATTAACTGATGCATATAATTTCGCAATGAAAGATTTGGAAAATGCAATTAGAGGTTTATCAAAAGCACAAAAAGATAAAATATTTAAAGAAGGTAAGTGTTTTGTAAATTTAGAAGTAATATGGCCAACATCAGTAAATGTAATTCCATATAATCAAGCACTTTTAGTTTTTCATAATGCAGTTGAATATAATGAAGCTGGTAACCCTATTGCAAAAGTAGATGGTGCAGAAAGTGTATTGGGTGGAATGATTAAACAAATCAATGCACATGTTCAATCTAAATATACAATACAAGGACCTCCTATTGTAGAATTACCAAAGAATAAAACATTAAGTTCTCAAAAGGGTAGATTTAATGGTATGATTTCTAAATTACAATCTGAATTTGGATTAAATGATAAAGATGGAGTAGCAGATTACCATCAAGCTTGGTGGGAAAACTTTGTAGATAAATCTAAAAAGAAAATCAAACCATTAGAGAAATCCGGATTAGTAAAAAGATGGGCATTTGATGATAAGAGTTTTAGAATTGGTGACATAGTAGATGATAAAGCAAGAGAATGGGCTGAGGGAATTGAGAAAGGACCTAAAGCTACTATTATGGCTGGTAATTTGAGAAAGTTTGAAGATATATTCTTAGGTGTTGGTGCACAAGTATTATCATTTATGAGTTCAGTATTAACTGCTCAGCCGGATAAAGCATTACAATCTATGAGAAAAGAATTGGAAACAACTGCTAATCAAATTATGAATGGTGGTACTATAACACAAATTAAAAAATTAGAAAAAGAATTAAGTAGATTGAATTCAATAGGTGGATTTGAAAAGATTGTACCGAGTGAAGGAATTGTATTTCAGTATAAAGGAAATGCTTATAAATTAACGGGAGCATTTGCACCTTTAAATCAGATACTCGGAATTTTTAAGTTTAGCCGATAAAAATATATATTTATATATAAAGTTATAATTTATGTTAATTAAGAGCAAAGGTAATAAGGATAAGAAACCTTGGATGCATCCTAGCAGAAAAAAGATTTTGGATGTAATGCATGGTAGAGATAGTGGAAATGCAACTGTGGGGTGGGATAAGGCAAAAGAAAAGAAAGAAGTTGGAGATAGATGGTTTGATGCAAATGGTAAAGAGTGGGAACAACATGAAGGATTTAAAATAGCTGTTACTCAATACGATGATGCAAGAACATTCTTAGATACATTAAATGTTTGTAAATCTAAAGAATGTAAAACATTTAATCCTAAAGGTGCAAACTTACGCTTTATTAAACAAAGTGGATATTGTATTAATTGTTTAGTAGAACGAGAAGCAAAATTTAAAGTGGCTGGACTTTATGATAATTATCAGTATTGGAAAATGAATTTAAAAGCATTAGGAATACTTAAAGATGATTTGGCAAGTTTTGAACAAGCAAGAAGAGATGTAGAAACGGTTCCTGGTATCGTAAATGAAGATGGAACTATTGAAAAATGGAATTTACCGAGTAATATTGAGCAAATAAAAGCAGATATGGATTCGGATATTGAGAATATAAAAGAATTAATAATCAAATTCCAAACCGCAGTAGATGAGGATTGGAATATAATAAAGGAGAAACATAATGAAATTTTTGAACATTAAAAATATTGCAATCGCATTATTGATTGTAGTAGTAGTTTTCCAGCAATGTGGTGGAAACAAAAAAACAACAGGTGAAATTGTAAAAGTAGATGGTAAAAAGTATGAGCTTGTTAAACACACAATTGACACAGTAGAAGTAATTAAAACAAAAGTAGTAACTAAAAAAGGTGAAGATATTTATCATGAAACAATTAAAGAAGTACTAATTCCTGCAATTGTAGATACTGCTGCGTTGTTAAAGGATTACTTTGCTAAAAATATCTATAACGATACATTACATTTACCAGATAGTTTAGGATATGTATTTTTAACTGATACAATTACCAAAAACAAAATTGAAGGAAGAACATTTACAGCTAAAGTAAAACAAAGAGAAATTAAAGAAACATTAATTGTAAAAGAATTACCTAAAAATCAAATATATTTTGGATTAAACGGTGGATTTAACAAAGTAGATGTAGTTTCACATATTGGAGCTGGTTTCTTACTAAAAACTAAAAAAGATAAAATTTATCAAATAAATGCTGGGGTAGCAAATAGAACAACCGATGGTACTAATGGAACACTATCACCTTATATTGGAGCAGGTGTTTATTGGAAGATTAAGTTGAAAAAATAATGAATACCCCACAAAAATCCCTAAAGGATGTAATTAAGGAACAATATCAAAAGTGTGCCGGTGATCCGGTATACTTTATGAAAAAGTATTGCAAAATCCAGCATCCAATTAGAGGGAAAATAGCGTTTGAGTTGTATCCTTTTCAAGAAGAAACTCTTACAGATTTTAAAGACCATAGATATAACATTGTTCTTAAATCACGTCAGTTAGGTATATCTACATTAGTGGCAGGTTATGCACTTTGGAAAATGATATTCCATGAAGATTTCAACGTTCTTATTATTGCAAACAAACAAGATGTAGCAAAGAACTTAGTATTAAAAGTTAGAACGATGAATCAACTTTTACCTGTATGGTTAAGAGTTGCCGAATCAGAGGATAACAAACTTTCTCTTAGATTAAAAAATGGTTCACAAGTAAAAGCAGTATCTTCAAAGCCTGACTCTGGTCGTTCGGAAGCCTTATCATTATTGGTATTTGATGAAGCAGCCTTTATTGATTATATAGATGAAATATGGACTGGTACTCAATTGACGTTGGCTACCGGTGGTGACTGTATTGCACTTTCTACTCCAAATGGTGTGGGTAATTGGTTTCATAGAATGTGGGTTGGTGCAGAAAACGGACAAAATTTATTTAATCCTATCAAACTTCACTGGACGGTGCATCCTGATAGAGAACAAGATTGGAGAGATGAACAAACACAACAATTAGGTGATAAACAAGCAGCACAGGAGTGTGATTGTGATTTCATTAGTTCGGGTGATAATGTTATTGATGGAGAATTATTACAATGGTATACTGATAATTACATAATTGAACCAATTAGTAAAGGGGGCTTTGATGGTAATATATGGAAATGGAAAGAAGCAGATTATACAAGAACATATGTAGTAACGGCGGATGTAAGTAGAGGTGATGGTGCCGATTATTCTGCATTTCATGTTATTGATGCGGAAAGTTGTGAACAAGTTGCAGAATATAAAGGTAAAATAGAACCAACTGATTTTGGTAATATGTTAATTTCAATAGCAACGGAATATAACGATGCATTATTAATTGTAGATAATGCAAACATTGGATGGGCAACAATACAACAAATTTTAGATAGAGATTATAAGAATTTATTTTGGAGTCATAAAGATGTTCAGTATGTAGATGCTGATACACAATGGACAAACAAATGGAATAGAGAACAAAAACAAATGATTCCTGGATTTACTATTTCATCTAAAACTCGTCCTATGATTGTTTCTAAGATTGATTCGTATATGAAAGATAAATCAATCATAATACACTCTAAGAGAACCATAGATGAATTATTTACGTTTGTATGGGTAAATGGTAGAGCAGAAGCAGCGAGGGGTTATAACGATGATTTAACAATGAGTTTGGGTATTGGGTTATGGGTAAGAGATACAGCTCTTAGATTAAGAGGAGAACGAGTTGATTTGAATAGAAGTGTATTAAGTGGATTTACGAAAACAGAATACACTCAAACTGGAATGTATACATCAACCGATTTAAAAGAAAATCCATATCAAATGCAAGTTAATAAAGATGATTTTGAGGATTTGAGGTGGCTTCTTAGATAACTTAATATTTATATATTATATAATAATAGGAAAAAGTATGAATAAAAATTTTTTATATGAATTTTTTGGTTTACCTTTAAGTAGGAAATCAATAACTATGGAAAATGGTCAAGAAATTGAATTAGGTAAAATTTATACAGGTACTGGGTTTGGTAGTATAAATACAAACGAAGACTATTGTGCAGAATGTGATGATGATATTGATGAATACGATGTAGATGAGGATGATATAGAAGAAATGGAAGACTTTATATCTTTTCTTAAAACTAAGGTTAAAGAAAAAGAAATGTATAATGAATCTACATTAGAGGAAGCAGAATATCAGGGTAGAGAAGTTAAGTTAGGCAAACCAACAACAGGAGATGTTAAGAAATTTAAAGTGTATGTAAAGAATCCTGCAGGTAAAGTTGTTAAAGTAAATTTTGGACATGGTGGAACATCTGCAGCATCCAAAGGTGAGAAAACAATGAGAATAAGAAAGTCTAATCCTAAAGCAAGAAAATCTTTTAGAGCAAGACATAATTGTGATAATCCAGGACCTAGAACAAAAGCAAGATACTGGTCTTGTAGAAAATGGTAATAATATAATATGGCAGATACTTCATTTTACGGTAGGTTAAAGAAACTCTTTTCTACTTCTACGATTGTTAGAAATCAAGGTGGTAAGTTAAGAGTAATTGATTATGATGAAACGCAAGCAATTGCTACTAATCTAAGAGATAGATATATGAGATTACATTCATCTACGATGAACAATACATATGAAAATTACTTAGCATATCAGCAAATTAGACAAGAACTATTTAGAGATTATGATTCAATGGACCAGGATCCAATCATCGCATCGGCGTTAGATATCTATGCAGATGAATCAACAAGTAGAAATGAATATGGTAGAGTATTAGAAATCAAAACTAACAACGAACATATTAAAGCAATATTAGAGAATTTATTCTATGATGTTGTAAACGTAGAATTTAATATGTGGCCTTGGTTTAGAAATTTAGTTAAATATGGTGATTTCTTTTTACATTTAGAAATAGCAGAAAACTTAGGTATAGTAGGGGTTCAACCATTATCGGCATATGAAATTACAAGAGTAGAAGGATTTGACCCAAACAATTGGCAGGCAGTTAAATTTGTTTACACTCCAATAGCAACAAAATCATTATTCATAGCAGGTCAAAAAACAGAATTTGAAAACTATGAAATAGCTCACTTTAGATTATTATCAGATACTAACTTCTTACCATATGGTAAATCAATGTTAGAAAGTGCAAGAAGATTATGGAAGCAAATTACATTGATGGAAGATGCAATGATTATCCATAGAATTGTAAGAGCACCACAAAAGAGAATATTTAAAATTGATGTAGGTGGTATTCCTCCAGGTGAAGTAGATTCATTTATCCAAAAGATTATTCAAAAATCAAAGAAAACTCCATACGTTAACCAAAATAGTGGTGAATATAATTTAAAGTATAATATTCAAAACTTAATGGAAGATTTCTATCTACCTGTTAGAGGTGGTGATAGTGGTACTGAAATTACAAACTTAGATGGTTTAGAGTATGCACCAATGGAAGATATTGATTACTTAAAGAATAAAATGTTTGCAGCATTAAAGATACCTAAACAACACTTAGGTTACTTAGAAGATGGTAACTCAAAAGCGACATTAGCTGCAATGGATATGAGATTTGCAAAAACAATTGAAAGATTACAAAGAATTGTAGTTGATGGATTAGAGAAGATTGCAATTGCTCACTTATACTCACAGGGTATTGATGATAGTGAATTAACAAACTTTGAATTAAGTTTAACATTACCATCTTTAATATACGAACAAGAAAAGATTAATCTTTGGACAATGAAAATGGAATTGATTCAAAAGATGGATCAATTGAAAGTAATTTCTAAAGATTGGATTTATAAAAATATTCTTAATTTCTCGTTTGAAGAAGCAGAATTACAAAGAGAAGCTTTGAAAGATGATGCAATGATGACTTTTAAACTTACTAATTTAGAAACAACTGGTACTGAAAAATCACAAGAACAACAAGGTATGTTAGGACAACAACCGGCATTGGGAAGTGATGAAGCAGGTGCACCTATGGATGTTGATACGGAAGAACCACCGGTTGATGGTGAAGAAGAACAAGAACCAACACCAAACGGAGAACCATTAAATGTTGAAGATCAGATTAATAAGTTAAAAGCTGATTTAGGTGGAGATGAAAATCAACAAGAAGCTAAGATGGCTGGTAGACCTAAAGAATATTCAACACGTGGTAAGGATAAATCACCATTTGGTAGAGATGTAATTGGTAGTAAAGATTTAAAATATAACAGTAGAAACGAAAATTTTATTGATTCTATTAAAAAATCGATAACTAAAGGTGGTTCAAAGATAATAAATGAAGGAAAATCTATGATGGATGAACAAAATATCTTAGAAAACTAATTCTTATTTTAACACCTTATATTTATAAATGGAATAATGTATATAAATGAAACAAATTAAACATTCAAAATTTAGAAACACAGGCTTTTTGTTTGAATTGCTAGTGAGACAAGTAACCTCTGATATCCTTAATAATAGAAAGGGTATAGCAGAAGGATTATTAAAAAAATACTTTAACTCAAAGACAGAGCTATCTACTGAATTGAAATTGTATCAATTTATTGTGTCGGAAAGATATAATAGTGAAAATAGAGCAGAAAGATTTGTAGATGCTGTGGTAGAAAGTAGAGCTAAATTAGATGAAAAGAAAATCTTAAAAGAAAAGTATAACTTAATTAAAGAAATTAAAGATAACTATTCAATTGAAGAATTCCTACGTTCTCAAATACCTAACTATAAAGTATTAGCATCAGTATATAAAATATTTGAATACAAAACAAATACAGAACAAAATTACGACCCTAAAGATTTCGTAAATACAAAATATACATTAGTTGAACACTTAATTGGCAAAACACCAACAACCAAAGCATTATCAGAATCTACAATACAAACCGATTTAAGAAAAGAAGATAAAGAAATTCAATTACTTTCTTATAAAATGTTAGTAGATAGTTTTAATCAAAAATATAGTAATTTAAACGATAAGCAAAAAGGGTTATTAAAAGAATATATTAATTCATTTACTAATTCCGATACTCTTAAAGTACATTTTACAACCGAAGTTAAATCTCTTATTAAAGAATTTAAAGCAGTAGTAAGTAAAATATCGGATAAAGTTACTAAGATTAAATTAACAGAAACAATCAATCAATTAAATAAAATTTCTAATATTACTAAAGTAAAAGATAGTCATATCACCTCATTAATGATGTGTTATGAATTAGAAAAGGAATTATCAGATGTCGCATCAACTATCGGAAAAAGAACTATCTAAGTTAAAGGAAACTATTCGTACTAAACTTAGAGAGAAAAAAATCGAAGAGGAAAATACTACGGCATCAGCTGATGGGTATAATACTCCATTTGCATTTGGTAAAGATACTAAAGGTGATATTAAACGTAAAGTAAAATCATCCGGAGAAGGATTTGAATTTGCTAAAAGTATAGATGAAAATCGTTGGTTGGAATTAAAAAGAGATGAAACAAGAACTCCATCTCAAAAAGTTTCACATGGTATTAGAGAATTAAAAAACCAATTAGCAGAAATTGAAAAATTTATGGGTTGGTATTCTAAATTAAAAAGTGAAACACAATTAGGTAAAGGTGATTTCTTTAAGAGAACCGAAAACAATATCAGAAAAATTAAAGAAAGAATTATAAGAATGGCAAGCACTATTAAAGAAATTGATAGTGATGAAGAAAAGGAATTGGATGAAGCAGAACCAAAAAAACCAACAACATTGGATAAATATGTGGTTACGGCAACTCCAAAGGGTGCAAGTAAAAATGCAGAAAGAAGAACAATAACAAGACCAGCTCCGAAAAACTCAGCAGAAACACAATTAAAGAGTTTAACGAAAATGGATAAATATCAAACAGTAAGATTAAAAAAGGCATAATATGAAATTATCAGGATTAGTACCAATGCAAGTGTTGGGAATGGCTTCAAGAAAACCAGCAAACGCTATCAAAGAAAGTGAAATGGATGTAGTTCCAACTGAAAAAGATAGTAACGTAGCAAACGGATTACCACAAACACAAGGTGATGACAAAATACAATTAAGTAGAGAACATTTCAAAAACATCGTAAGAGAAGTAATGAAAGAAGAATCTGAATATCAGAGAATCTTTCAAAAAATGTTAAGTAAGTTTGGTGTAAATTCTCCAGCTGATTTAAGTGATGAACAAAAGAAAAAATTCTTTACTTTGGTTAAAGGTATTCAAACTGAGTTAAAAGAAAGAATGAAAATTAAAGAAGCCGAATTATCTGCAGGTCAAAAGAAATTAGATGTAGATGGTGATGGTGAAATTGAAGGAAGTGATTTGGCTAAATTAAGAAGTAAGAATGAGTCAAGAGATAGTGATAGAACAAAGGGCACACCTACAAAACAAGAAATTGATTTAAAAGGTAAAATTGAAAAATTAAAATCAAATATGCAAGTTATGACAAAAGACGGTGAATATTATAAAAAAGCACAAGGAGTGATGGCTGGATATCAAAAAGAATTAGTGGGTGCAACTAAAAGAAGACAAGAAGCAGATAAAAAGAAATAAGAGGATAGTATATGTTATTGAAAAGAGGTGATAATAACGAAAGTGTAAAACAACTACAAACTAAATTAGGTTTAGAACCAATAGGAAACTTTGGTCCTAAAACTGAGGAAGCAGTAAAAGCATATCAATTAAAGAATGGTTTAACTGCAGATGGTATTGTGGGTGATGGAACTTGGAAAAAGATTATGGGTGAAGCAACAGCTTCTACTCCAACACCAACTCCGGTAGCAGCAACTCCTATTGTAAATAGTGGTGCATTAAAATTACAAAATCTAAAAGGACATATTCCTGATGCAGTTATAGGAATGATTCCAGATGTAGCAGCTAAATTCCAAATAGATACTCCATTAAGATTAGCACACTTTTTAGCACAATGTGGACATGAAAGTGGTGGATTCCGTTTGACAAAAGAAAACCTAAACTATTCAGCAAAAGGATTAATGGGTATATTCAAAAAGTATTTCCCAACTGAAGCATTAGCAAACCAATATGCTAGACAACCTGAAAAGATTGCTAACAAAGTATATGGTAATAGAATGGGCAATGGTTCTGAAGCAAGTGGTGAAGGTGCAAAATTTTGTGGTAGAGGATACATCCAATTAACAGGAAAAGATAACTATACAGCATTTGGTAAATCAATTGGTGAAGATGTTTGTGCTAACCCACAAGTAGTAGCTGAGAAATACGCATTATTATCAGCAGCATGGTTCTTCAATAAAAACGGATTACATAAGATGGCAGATGGTGGTGCATCCGATACGGTTGTAACATCAATTACAAAAAGAGTAAATGGTGGAACTATTGGATTAGCCGATAGAATCAAACATTTCAATGAATATTATAAATTATTAGCATAAGATGAAACCATTATTAATAGAACATACCTTATTTGAAGGGAAGATTAGTGAAGACCAAAACGGAAAGTTTTTGGTTAAGGGTGTTTTACAAAGAGCAGATGCACCAAATCAGAACAATCGTATTTACCCTATGGCAATCTTAATGAGAGAGGCAAAGAAGTACGATGTATTAATTAATGAAAGAAGAGCGTTGGGTGAATTAGACCATCCAGAATCGACTGTAATCAACCTTAAAAATGTTTCTCATAATATTGTAGAAATGCATTTTGATGGACAAGATTTAGTTGGGACAGTAGAAGTATTATCTACACCATCTGGAAATATCTTAAAAGAATTATTTAAAAACAATATTCGTTTAGGTATTAGTAGTAGAGGTTTAGGTTCAGTTAAACCAATGAGAAACGATCAGGTAATGGTACAAGAAGATTTTGAATTAATTGGATTTGATTTCGTTTCTAATCCTTCAACACATGGAGCATTCTTAACTCCGGTAAACGAAGGCGTAAGTAGAGAAATAGATGAGTGTGGTAGATTTTGTAAGGCACAAGATTTAATGAGACAAATTATAGAGGAATTAAACTAATGATAAAGTTAAAAGATTTATTGGGTGAAGCATATAATCCAGCAGAAGCATTCAACAAAAAGGTTAGTAAAATGACCGATAGAAATGAACATAGTGCAGCGGCAGTTGAATTAGCAATCTATATGGATGATAGAGATGCAGTAAGAAAATTACAACAAATCAAAAAAGACCACGATAAAAAAGGTTCATTAAGTACCGAAGATTCTAAAGAAAGAAGTAGGTTAGTTGATAAGTTGTTAAAGAAAGCAAAAAAAGAATTATCCGAAAAGGACTATAAATTAATCAATAGTTCATTTTAATATATTTATAATAGTATGATAAAGTTAAAAAAATTAATGGGTGAGGGTGAAGATAAGAAAGCACCATCTCCAATGCATAACGAAGCAAGAAGACATTTTTTAGAAGTGATTTCTACTTATAAAGCATTTGGACCTAAATTACAAGCAGAACACGATTTAGCACAAATAGCCGAAACATTGGGTGCTATTGTAGATGCAGCTCATACGTTTGCAATGAAAGAAAGTGGAAACAATTTTGATCCTGCAACCGTTAAAAGAAATATGAACGAATTGAACAAATTATCTGGTCAATTTGAAAAAAGTGCAAATGAAGCAAAACAACTTCAACAAAGATTGGCTTCTATGTACGAAGATATGGGGTATGTATTAGGTAAGTATTTTGAAATAGCAGATATTGATGAAGAAACTGCAATGCATAGATTAGGACATAGAAAACCAAAGGTAGAACAATCTTTACAAATGAGAAGTGTAATGCCTCAACAAACAAATGAAGATGCTGGTCCATGTTGGAAGGGGTATAAGCAAATTGGAATGAAAGATAAGGATGGTAGACAAGTTCCTAATTGTGTTCCTAATGAATCAATAGTAAAAGAAAATAAATCAGATTGTGGATGTAATGAAAAGCATGACTGTGGTTGTGGTGGACATCATAAACATTAATATAGGAAATAACAATGAGTACAAATTATAGAGCATTTAAAGTAAGTACAGTAAGCAGTTCAGTTGCATTAGGACCAGGTTCAAACTATCCTAACACATGGGGTATTATGAAAGGACAGAACAACCCAAGTGGCAGTGTAAATTTACAAGGTGGTGGTAGTTTAGATTTCAAAGATATAGAACAACATCAAATATTTCCATGTTACCCACAATCCGTAAGTGTAAGTAGTGGTACTATAATAATTTTACAATAATACGTTACAAACAAAAATAAAGAATGATTATTATCGACAACGTCAACAACGACAATTTACAAAAAGCGTTAAAGACATTAAAAAAGAAATGGCAGGATTCTAAGACAGTAGAGCAATTGAGAGATAGAAAATACTTTACTAAACCTTCTGCTAAAAAAAGAGTTCAAAAAGAAGCGGCAGTTAGAAAACAATTAAGAACATCTAAAAACGCAATTGAATTCTTAAATTTAAAACAAATTCCGAAAAAATTTATCGGACTTTAATCGTTTTCTATAAAAAGTATATATGTATATTATATATTCTACATAATGTAGGATTTATTTTATTTACGATACTCGATGAATACTCTATCTCATATAGAGTTCCGAAAGAATATCAAAATTCTATTTAAGCCGCCTAATCCTACAATGGCTTAACAAATCAAAAGGACATACGAAATGGCAAGTTCAAAACTATTGAAAGAAGCTATCGCTGACGCCAAAGCCGTAAGAGAAACTGCATTAGCAAATGCAAAGATTCAATTAGAGGAAGCATTTACTCCAAGATTGAAATCAATGTTATCTCAAAAATTACGTGCAGAAGCTGAAGATATGGCAGACGACAAAGAAGAAGACGCTGAAAAAATGGAAGAAGATTATTCATCTTCAAACATTGGCGCAGGTAACGGTGGTACAACATCGGGACAAAACAACAAAAAACCAACCGAACACAATGCTGGTGCAGAAGATGAATTAGGTGCAGCAGATGTAACATCAACTTCTAAAAAACCAGAAGCTGAGGTAGAAGACTACACATTTGAAAAGTCTATCTCTGAAGCAAATGGTGAAGAAGAAGATTTAGCATCTGGTGATGTTAAATTCGCAACTGAAGCAGACGAATTTGGTGGTGAAGATCACGCTGAGCCTGATGCAGATAATGCTGGTGGTGAAAGTGATTATGATGCAGACAATCAACAATCAGAAGATGATTTAGATTTAGAAGCAATCATTAAAGAATTAGAGCAAGAATTACATGGTGGTGAAGATGAAGACAACATTGATGGTAGTGAATACGATGCAATGGGTCACGATCAAAACGACATGGAAACTGAATCAGCTGATGAAGTAGATGTAGCAATGCACGCTGATAAGCCTGATGCAGTAATCGCTCAAAATGAATCTGATGATAAAGATGAAGATGATGAAGAAATGAACATCGAAGAAATTATCAAAGAGTTAGAAGAAGAAGAAAAAGCTGAAGAAGAAGAAAAAGAGAAAGTAGAAGAAACTAAAGTATTGAAAGCAGAATTAGCAGAAGCTATTTCAGTTATCAAAACTTTAAAATCTACAATCAATGAAGTAAACTTATTGAACGCTAAATTATTGTTCTCTAACAAATTATTCAGAAGCTACAACTTAACTAACGAGCAAAAATCTAAAGTAATTGATTCTTTAGATAGAACTACAAACGTTAGAGAAGTTAAATTGGTTTACTCTACATTAGCAGAATCTATGAAGTTTTCTTCTCAATCTCCTAAGAAAGTAGTAAAAACAATGGCTGAAGGAACAACAAGAGTGCAAAACAGCACTAAACCATCTGATTCTCAAATCATTAGCGAAGGTACAACTTACGCCAACAGATTTAAAGAATTAGCAGGTATTTTAAAATAATAAAAAACAAATAAGGAAAAAACAAAATGGCAAATTTTGATTTAACAAAACTTATGGAAGGCAAGAACCCAACTTCAGTTATGCTTGAGCAAACTAGAGGCTTAAAATCTAAGTGGGAAAAAACTGGTCTTTTAGAAGGAATTGACAACAAACCTCAACAACACGCTATGGCTGTGTTACTTGAGAACCAAGCAAAACAATTGCTTGATGAAGCAACTGGTACCGGTACTTCTGCAGGTTCAGAAGAATGGTCTGGTGTAGCTTTACCATTGGTAAGAAGAATTTTTGGTGAAATCGCTGCGAAAGAATTCGTAAGTGTTCAACCAATGAACTTACCTTCAGGTTTGATTTTCTACATGGATTTCAAATATGGTACAACAACAAACGGATTTACTAAAGGTGATTCTATCTATGGTAATTCTGGAACAGTAGGTAAAGATTCTTTATCTCCAGCTGGTAACAAATTAGGTTCTACACAAGTTGCGGAAGGTGGTTTGTATGGTGCTGGAAGATTTGGTTACACAGTTAACGATGCACAATCTTCATCAGTTGCAACTTTATGGTCAACATCTTCAGTATCTTTTGCTGATGTAAACTTTGATGGTAACTTCGTTGCTACAGGTTCATACAAAAAAGTAACTGTTGGTATTCCTTCAGATGCTGATTATAATGCAGTTAAAGCATTTACAATTGCTGGTGCTAATATCACTGGTGATATTTATCCTCAATTTACAGCTATTAGTAGTACAAATGTAACTTTCATCACAGACGCTATCACTGGTTTATTAACTGGTTCATTAGTGCTTAACTATGAAAAACAACCAACTGCTGCTAACAGAGGTGATTATGAAGATAGAGATACAGACAGATTAAATGATGTTGCTGACGGAAATTCTTTGAATATCCCTCAAGTTGACTTAGAATTGAAATCTGAAGCAATCGTTGCTAAAACTCGTAAGTTGAAAGCAGTTTGGACTCCTGAGTTAGCTCAAGATTTAAACGCTTACCATTCAATTGATGCTGAAGCTGAATTAACTTCTATGTTATCTGAGTACATTTCTTTAGAAATCGACTTAGAAATCTTAGATATGTTAAAAGCTAACGCATTAACTACTGAATACTGGT